TTACCAACCTTACGACCTTCAACAACAGTTTTTACATTATTCCAATAAGCAATAGTATCTTGTTCTTGTTGCTTACGTTGAGCTTCAGCTTGTTTAGCGGTCTCTTCATCACGTTTTTTATCAGCAGCTTGAAGATTAGCTAACTGAGTTTTAGCTTCATCATAAAGACCACCAGAATCTTTAAGATACTTAATGTAATTATCATTGAGAGAAGCATTACCAAACTCTCTAGCAGCAGCTTTGATGATTGCAATCTGTTGCTCTTCGGACTTTTCATCAACAGTCAAACCACTACGGTCAGGACGTTCACCAAATCCACGAGGGTCACCATTGTTAACAGTAAGATAATCAACAAACTGTTTGAGGATTGGATTATCAACAAATACTTTGTTTACAGCAGCTTGAGCAACTTCATTAGACTTGAGTTCAATAGCAGAATTAATATAACTCTTAATACCATCTATATCATCAGTAAATTCAACTGGCTTACCTTCTTCATCAGTAATGTCAATATCAAGAGCTTTACGAATATTTTCAAGATTAACATCAGCACCAGGTTCGTCTACCTGAAGAGAATCAATCCAACCCTTAACGTCTTTAGCTTCTTTAAAAACTTTACCATCCTTATCTACAAGGTCGCCATTATCAGCAACAGTATAAGTTTGACCTTCAAACTCAACTTGCATACCTTTCTCTAGCTCCCCGGTAGAAGGTGTAGTATCGTTTCCATTATCATCTTTACCGTCAGCATCTTTAGTATCAGCAGAATGCTCATCACCAGATTTATCATCTTTGTCATCTTTACTGTCGGAAGCGTTACCGTCACCATCTGCGCCTGTACCGTCACCGTCTTTTCCTTCTCCATCACCTTTGCCGTCTTTACCAGTAATATCGGTAGTATCAGTACCACTGTTACCACCAGTTCCAGTAAAATCAATATCGAGTACTGGAGCACAAAGACGAGCATGAGGTTTAAAACCTAGAGTATTACGAAATACAAACATACTTTAATTGATTAAATGATTAATAAATAAACTAACTGTTTTATTAGTTGCTGCAAATGTATTACTATTAATTTAATTACCATTGTTAGCACTCTTTGTTTATAGTTTATTAATAGCATAAGCAAAAGTATTATTAATATAATGTATAAGTCTACTAATGTAAACATTTGTAGCACTAGTTATAGCACTAAGTCAATTAGTAGCATTATGTATCAAACCGATGCTCATAGGTGCTTTCGCTGACAACTCTGTGTCGGGAACATTCGATTTTTGCTACAATTCCTTTTACAGGGCGGCTTTAAAATGCTTTCGTGAATAACTTATCACCAACTAATCGAAAGTGCCACAGAGAAGAATTTAAAATATTAAATTTGCTATCAATATATAAAAGAAAAGGAGCAGCACTCTCACGAGCACCACTCCCAACATGAAAAAAAATTACATATAATTGTGTGTTATTTGTCGTATCTATTCTTATTTGTTCTTGCTATCTTTAATTGATTAGCCATTTCTTCTCTCTTAACCTGACGGTCGGCAGCTTTATTATAACTATCCATAGCAAGTTTCTGACGTTCGAGTTGAATTTTAGCAGCTTCACTAGCACGTTTGCTTTCTTCTTGAATACGAGCTAACTGACTCTTAGCGTATTCATCATTATCAGGATTTGTATCACCAAGCAAAGCAATATCACCTTTAGCATATTCAAGTTGTAAATCATACTGTGCTTTAAGCGCAAGAGTTTCACGGTCTTGTTCACCTTTTGCTGCAATCTCTTGAAGCTTCATTTGATTAGCTTGTTCTTGAATAGCTTGGTCCATTTGTTTCATTTGCTCTTCATGTTGTTGACGAATCTCAGTAAACTTACGAATACTATCAGATATAGCAGCAACATTATCACCTTGAATAGCAGCAAGAGCAGAATCTAAATCACCATTTTGTGCAGCACTAAATGCCCATTGTCTTAATTGTTGAAGCTTATCCATTTCTTTAGCATTGTTTCTAACTGTAGTTGAATAGTCAGAACCGACAAAGCTATTAACATCAAGACTAATATAATGTTTCTTACCAGTTGTTTTATCTATGTAAGAAGTTTCAAGACCATCAATATAAGCAGACTTAGCAAAATCAATATCTCTATTGTAATCAGCGCAACGCATAAGGTCAAACATTTGGAATACTAAAACAGAACCAGTACTTGATTGAGCAATAGCGTTTTGAGTAGTAGAAGCTCCAGCGGATTGAGCTATTTGACCATAACGTTGAGCATTCATATCAACAAGTTCACGAGCTTCTTGTTTAATCATTTCTTTAAGATTACTAAGTTCAGTAATATACTGACCCATATTAGCATTAAGTAATCTAAAGTTTTGAGCTTTAGTTCCAGCTGGGTCTTCACTATCATCAAAAGGAAGAACACCGTCAGCAGCCATCTTATATATAGCATCTTCAGGGTTATCACTAACAAGAGACTTTGGAACAAGCAATATAAGCATCTTGTTTTTTGCTATTACCATTTCTTGATGATAAGAAACTATATTACGAAATACTTGGAAAGGAGTAATAATTTGAATAATACTAAACTTACCCATATAAGGAACAAGTTCCATAATACCATTGTAAGGAAGTTTACCTTTACGTTCATAAAGTATAGGTCTAGCTTTTACAGGATAAATACCATTAAAACGAGTGCCAATACGATAACCTTCATAAACTTGAGATTTGTATTCCCATTCAATACTAATATCTCCAGCTTCTTTATTAAGTTGATAATCTTCTTCAACTATGGTTTGCTCTTGAAAACCGACTTCATTTATACGAGTAAGAATACCAACTTTAGCAAAACCTTTCCAAACTACATGCCAAACTTCATAAAGAGTAGTATTATCTTCATAACTATTAAGTTTCTGAGACTTATAAAGTTTACGTTCTTCATCAGTAAACTTATCACAAACATCAGCATATTTTTCAAATAATTGATTCCAACCAAGTTGAACAGTCTTTGCACTACTACCAGGAACACGATTATAAAGGTCATCAAGATAGGCTCTATCTTTATCTTCTAGATAATCATCAAAAGCATCAATAATTTGATTATAAGACATCATAATACGTCTAGCAAACATATCATGGTCTTCAACCATCATTTGATTATTTGGAATAGGAAAAGCTTCTGCAACTGGAACAGCTTCTTTAATAATCTTATCTCCACGAAGTTCAGTATAAGTATAACATTCCCCAAGAGCACAATAATTAAAGAAAGCAGTAAGATATATTTGAGCATCGTTAGTAAGGTCACGAATAAAGTTAAGTATATCTTGACCTTGCTTACTTTCTCTATCAATATAATTTTGATTAAACTTATTCATAAACTCTTCTGGGTCAGGCATCACATCTTGAGGATTAATACTATCGACTGATTGTCCTTGTCCTTGAGCTTGTTGAACAGCTTCTTGATACTTACGTTCAAACTCTTGTTGAAAAGCTTGCTGAGCAGCTTCCGTCACTTTCTCTTTAAGAGCGGCATTTCTATTAAATACAATATCAGGATTATTAGCTCCTACAACAAAGTCATGAATTCCTTTAAAATACTCTCCAATATACCTACGTACAATATCGGACATAATGTCATAATTACGAAGTACAGCAGGAAATCGTTTATAACGCTCTTTAGTAGCATTATAAGGATTGATAGTTTTTCTATAAAACTCGTTAGGTAATTCACCATGAAGAACACGAAGCATTGTTTCAGTTTCAGTTCTATCATTTAAACTAAGTCCTAGACCAATAATATAATCAATACTATTGGCATACCAATAAGGTTTTGCTTTCTCAGAAGCAGACACCTTTTGTTTAGGAAATTGAAAACTTAAATTATTAAACATACGTACATTTAAATTATATAGTTAACTAATAGTTGCAGCAATTATTTCAAAACCATTCTCTCTCCCATATAGAGTCTTTATAATTTGTTTCAGTTGCTTTCTTTCTATGAACAAGTTCTTTAGCTGCTTGAACATCTTGAACTCTCCATTGAAGAGCACGTATAATCATTTCAGATACACGGTCAAAGTTTCCTTTAACGTTCCATTTAAGAAGTTCAAGTATAGCTTGATGGTCATAAATAGTTTGAAACAAATAAATGTCTTCACCTTTATAATTTTGACCGACTTTGCTATAAAGCATTTCTTTTAAAAGACGAAGACCTTCAAGAACTTTAGTACCGCCTTGACCGTTGCCACCTCCCATATTTACACCATAAGAAGCAGACAGTTTTGCTTTAATAGAACTATCCCAAAGTTCAACTGGGTCTTTCATCAAATATTTCAACGCTTTCCATTTAGTAAAGTTACTAACAGTTTCACCTCGGTTTACCTCAACTCCTGTAGTACCAATACAATTATAATAACGAGCCATATAATAACATATACGGTCGGCATCTTCAAGTTTCTCAGGACGACCATAATAAGCACAAACGCATTTAGTCTTAAAATTATTATATTGCGTAGGATTTTCCCAAACTCTAATACTATTATGAGAATGTTTATTTGTTATACCTTCGTTTTCTTTATCAACACCAACAGGGTCATAACTAATACTATATTGACCAGGAGGAATACCAACAACTTGATGACCTTCTTTATCAGTATAAGCTACATGAATAGGTTCAAACCATTTACGAACACAACCATGATGATGTTCATGAGCTTTACGTGGAACTCCTTCTATCCAATCATAAAAATCAACATTAAATTTACCACCTTCTGCTTTAATACGAGCATTAGTCTTAAAAATAATCTTATGATTAATATCTTCAAAGAACATACCATCATCACTTATATCAGTATAAGCAGGGTCATTTTTAAGTATCTCTTCCCAGTTCATTAAAGCTTCAGAACTAAATAAGTTCTCACTAGTAGAACTAAATGATTCGCTAGGCATATTAGCATATTGTCCGAGATAATTAATATAATCACTAAAAGATTTACTACTCTCTTTCTTAGCAACACGTTCACGATAAGCAATTCTAAGACCATTAATTATGTCAGAATTACCATCTTTATCCATAGCAAAGTCATTACCTATTTGTCCCTGAAGACCCCAACAATAAGGTTTGAAATAACCACATATTTCATTACGAGAATCTTTATCCCAAACATTCTCAAAAGGCATAAAATGAAATTTCTTTGGATTATAGAAGTTCATCTCGAATACTTGCATATTACCACTAGTAGCAGTACCCCAAGCAAAAAGATTACCGGTAACATAACTACCAGTACGCATTGCAGGTTCGGTAACATTCATGTATTCATCAAAGTTTTCCATAGTAGAAACCTCCTCAGTCTTAACACTAACAGCATCCTTACCAATAGCACAATCGGGATTGTTATTAGCAGAAGCACTAAATAAAGCACTATTCCAAGACTTAGGACTAACATCACCGTTAGGTAGTTTAAAACCTAAAGTAAAGTTCTCAGCAGCTCTAGAAAGAATACCACGTTTAAAGAATGTATTATTCTCATAAAAATAAAGATTACGAATAGTAAAGTCAGTAAGACCTCCACGCTTAGTAAGATATTTACTATCCGCTGCAACATGAATACAAACTTTATTAGGTTCGAGATTAATCTTATTGGCACTATGACTAGCCATAATATAAGAGAAACCACCACGGCGAGTTTTATCTATAAGAAGATGAAAACCATTAAGTTCACAAAACTCAATAATAGCAAACGTCCAAAATTGAGCATCAATAAACTTTGGAAAGTCTTGTTTCTTCTTAGCAACAGAACCTTTATCAGTATGAATAATACTCTTTTCATCAAGCTGTTCAATAACTATATAATTTAAATAGTTATACATAGCTCCACTAATATGAAGATTACGAACTTTGCCATCTCTCATAAAACAAGGAGCTTCGTAACCATTAGTTCTTCTATATTCTTCACGTTTACGAAGTTGTCTATGAGGAATAGAATCTTCTTTATAAAGAGTATATTTACCACCGTTTATATGATAAAGATTAGCCATTTCCTGAAACAGATTTGTATCTACAAATCTATCACCTTTACGTATATCAAGAAGAAAGCCACCGCTTTCTCCAATCATAAACAAATCATTAGGGTCTTTATAACCTGCATCTTTGGCACGTTGATAACAACTCTTTGGTTCATTTATGTATTGTAAGAATGGGTAGCTTTCAATATACTTTTCAACAGAACTTATATCACTCATTTCAATAAACTTAAAATCAATAATACAATAGCGGCAGCAGCACCACCTATAGTGACATTACGTTGTGTCTTTACTTTCTTACTCTGCCTACGAAGTAAAACACATTCTTGTCTAGTTTGTTCAATAAGAACACTATCATTCTTGACAATTTGTCTAAGCTTACTATTAATATTTTTCTCATAACTTAATTGAATTAATTTTGAATTAGCTTTACGAAGGTCAGCAACAGCAACAGTTACACTATCAGGAGAGCCGCCCTGTAAAAGGTATAGATTCTTACTTGATGAGTTGATAGAACAACTTAACAGTACTATCATTATCAAGTGCTTCAACTTCAATAACTTTCGCATCTTTAGCACTATCTAAATTATTAACTTGAATTTTTAAACTATCATTATGTTTAGCAACATCAGTATTGTCTATAATATTGTTATTCTTTTTATGATGGTAATCACCTATAGCTATACCAAGACAAAGAACAACAACTAAAGTTAGAATAACACCACAACCTTTATTGGTTTCATTAACAAAACTATCCATTACAAATCCTCCTCATTAATCAATGTATAAGTAAATAGTTTACCATAACCTTGACTAATTTGTCTATGAGCGAGTTTCATAAGTTCATCAAAGTCTTCTTTGTTAGCAAGAACTTGACAACCAGCAGACCAATTATCTACACGAGTAGAATGAGTTCCAGCTTTATGAATATTAATTCCAAAAGTACCTTCTTCAATAGTCTTTGAATTAAAATCATAAACAGTATCTTTATTGTTATCTCTATATACCTTTACAGGTTTATATTGAACAATAGCTTCATATTTACCTTGATGATAGCCAAGTTTCCAAGCTCCTTTATATTGACCAGGAACAAGAATAGCACAACCTTTATAACTAACTGGTTTAGTCATAGTAGTAATACCAGGGTCAGTAGTTGCAGCATAAATTTTACGAGTTCTAATATCATAAACATCGTTATATTCTACAACTATAACATCATCAAACTTATTAGTAACAGAATTACCAGCAGCTCTAATACCAATAATATTGAGATTATACTTACCTTTAGTAAAATATACATATCCCTTATTAACGAGAATTTTACTAAAGTTTGCTTTAGCTGCTTTATTATATAACTTTTCATTCATAACTTTATTATTTTAAAATACCAAGTAAATAAAAATCTCCACTTTCAGAAAGACCTTTACAAACATATTTATTTCCTCCTGCTTCTACTATATGTAGAACTCTAGGATTAATTCTTCTTCGTCTTGTCATAAGTCAAATTGTAATTCAGTTTGTTTATTCAATAAACCTTTATTTCCAAGATAAATCTTTCTATCTCTAAACATAGCATCTATTTCATTACGAATATAATTAATCTTATACCAAGTAACAACTTCTTTACCTTCAGTATCAATCTTATACATACCATGAATATCACGATAAGGCATACTATATTTATTCTTAACAAAAGGAGTTTGTATATGACAAAGACCAAGACCAACACAAGGAATACCAAGTATCATTTCAGTCATTCTAGCATAAGTAGATAATTGCATAGTATAATGATTGCCATTGCAATTCTCTAGATGAGCAAAAGGAGGAAGCATATATTCATGAGTATCAATCCACTCAGACGTAAGTTGAACAGGTTTCATAGTTTTGTCTTTCTTATAGAAACCACTACTAAAATGAAGACCGTCTTTATTAGTTTTCCAATCAAGAATTACAAACTTTTCAGGACGAACACAAAGAACATCAATAGTACCACTAAGAAGAAGCTCTGGAACAAATACTCCAATTTCAGAATAAATAGTATATCCTTTATCAACATAATATTGAAATACACTATATATCTCAGGATATTTATTATCAGTAGCAATTTTAAACTGTTCTATATCTAGAGGATGAGCTAAAAGATTTGGAATATCAGCAACAGTAATACATCTACCGCTTTTAACTTGATTAAGATATTGAATAGCATCTTTAAACATACTACTACCTTTAATTCCATCCTCAAGTCCATTATGTGTTTTAGTACCACGTTCACAAGCTTCTTTAGTAATTCTTTCCCATTCCATTTCAAGCTTACGTTCACTAATACCACGTTCTTTAGCTTTCTTTCTTAACCAATACTTCTTATCAAACTTTGGACAATAATTCTCAATATTAGTTGTAACACTAAGATATTCATTGCCGTTAGTATCAGTGTACTTATGATGAGCTTCTTCAAAATAAAGGAACGTATTATTATAAAGATTATTCATATCTATAGTATTTACAAGTTAATTATTTATATCTCCAAATGTAACCTCCTGCTAATTTAGCACAACCTTTTATACAATTATGTATACAAGTTTTACCTACACCAATAGCATTTGCAGCAACACGTAAATTAGGAAACTCATCTATTGTTTCAAAAGTTGTTGGATTTATTTGTAAAACTATTCTAGGCTTGTTAGAATAGTTATGATTATGATTATTGTTTTTATATTCCCAACAATACCCTCCAGCAGTAACATATATTTTACTCAAAGCTTTAAAAATGCTACTTGAAGTAATTCTAGTATGTTTAGCTGCATCTCTTCCGCTTTTAAAAGTATTAATTACTTTACCAGTAGTAGCATCAATCATTAAAACAGCATTCTCTTTTTCTTTATATTGACTATTTTCTCTAGGTGTAACCCATTCAAGATTATCGACACAATTGTTAAGAGTATTGTTGTCTTTATGATTAACTTCTATTTTACTAGAATCGTTGTTAGGTATAAACATTTGAGCAACAATTCTATGAATAAATACCATCTTTCCTAAGATATGTACTCTTTCATAGTTATTTGTGATTTGAGTACTCATAACTCTAATGCCATTCCAATTAGAAGATATTAATTTACCCTTATTTGTAATCCAATAAATAGACCTAGCTCCTCTAGCATATTCTTTATATTCTTCATCTTTATCTAAAAGCTTAGAAGGATTGTCTTCTATTTTATTTTTATGATGAAATTTTAAATCTAAACTTATTTCCATAATTACATATATTGACTTGAATCCATAGAACTTGATACAGCATTACCTCCTCTAGCAACTTCAGCTTCTTTTTCATACATAAGATTTTCTTTAGCTTCATCAAGAGCTTTAAGTATCTTAGGCATTTCTTTAGCTTTATCTGCAACTTTATCTGTTAGATTCATAATAATGTCTGCATTTTCAAGAGTTAAATTAGCTTTATCTCTAAGCTTTTCATTAAGAATAGTATTAATTGCATCAAGAGAAAGATTTACGTTATGAAGAGTTTTAAGAAGATTCTCAACAACTCTACCAGCTTCACCAATTTGTTGAGCATAATATCTTCTAATTATTTTAAGCATTAAAGCTGTAGGATGATAACTAACAGGAAGACCTGCTTGTTCAATAGCCATCTTTAATGCTTCAGCATCACTAAGACCTTGTTGTTTAGCAGGAGATTTAGGGTCGCCTAAATAATATATAACAATACATTGTTTAATATATTCTGCTTTATTGTCAGTCTTATCTTGTTCATAAAGAGTTCTAACATCTTTATCCATAAGTTGACGAATTGATGGAGCTTTAGGAATACCATTATCGTCAATAACAAGCATGTTGTCTATAATCAATTCATCTCTTCGCATGGTGGACTATATGTTAAATGTAAAACACCATGAAACATCATATCAGTTCTTGCAGCACCAATCTCATCAACTAGATTCCAATAACTTCTACGATTATTTCTTTTATTAGCAATCATACTCGTTTCATACTTATAAAGCCTATTGTAATTATCTTTACAAACTTCTTCACGAATAAGCTCTTTACGAAACATAATATAATTATCTTTATCCATAGTGAGTTTAGCAGCTTGAATCTCATTACTATGAAGAGTTAGAGCAAGAGAACCAGCACGTTGTTTAATGCGTCCTATAAAAGGGATACCTGCTGCTACACCAGCTGCAACATAACCTCCTAAATTAATTTCAAGTTGGGTTATAAGTTCATAAGCAACATCCTTATCTATTACGTTATCGTCAATAGTTTTAAGAACATCTTTCTTATTGACTAAAGTAACATTTTCAGGATGTACACCCCAAGGAAACTTACGAACTTCAAGTTCATCACTCATATCATTATAAGTTATAATAGTTACTTAATAAGCTTCGGGAGCATTCGCTCCCTCAGCAGTTTACTCTAGACCCCCGGTAAGAGGTATAGTCGTATCTAACTTTTAATTATCCACAGACCCATTAGTATTAGCAGGAGTTAAATAAACAGGAGCTTCTTTCTGACTATTACCAATAGTTCCATGAATATAAGCAGTAGCTACAATCTTAAAATCTACAAAGTAAGTAGGAGACATTACTCCAATAAGTTTCTTATTCAAATCAGGATTACTATCAAGAAGTTGAACCAAACGATGAGGAGTAAGGTCATTAGCAGGAACACCTACAGTATGACCGAGAGCAATATCAGAAGGAGCAATAACAATGCCTTCACCTGATTGAATAGAAGAATAAAACTCATCGTCACTATTAACTTTAATCATCATAGCAACACCTGCCACACTAGCATTCTTATTCTGTCTAACAGTACTTACAATTTCAATTGGACGAACTTTATAAGCAACAGCAATAAGAGCATAATTCGGGGCAACAGATACATGACGAGTAATCTTCTGAAGATAATCTACTGATACTTCATTAATTGTAGTAGGTAAAGTAAGATTATACTCACCACCACGATAATTAACTTTTAAATTAACCATAACTTTAATATTTAAATTAATAACTAGAATATACTTATCTTTAGTAAGTTATTTAATATTTTATTTTAATAGCTCTGGAGATAATGCTCAAGCTACTACTGAAGATAATGCTCAAGATATTGCTCCAAAACCTGCTGCAAAGATATATATAAATAATATACGTGCTACTACTGTTAGTCTTCATTTGTTAAGATTAACAAACTGAAACGATTAGTGTTATACATATCAATACCTTTTACAGGGCGGCTAGATTATCTAACACTTCTACTAGTAAGGTCTTTAACACCAAAAGCAACTTTATTAGTCGGATTAGTATTATGATTATCGATAGTTGTAGGAATGTCTAGAAACTCTTCAAATTCAAGAGCTTTAAATTCATTAATAACAACACCAGCAGTATTATTAATATCTTTAATAGTACTATTAACTTGTTCATTCCAATTATCTATATTAATATTTCTAACAACCAAAGGATTAAGAAGATACCAATTACGATTAGGCTTAACTACATTCGGATAATCAGCAACAATATCTTGCCATCTACACATACAATGATTATCTATAAGAATTTTAATAGCATTTCTTATAGTCTTATCATCCTTAACACCTAAAGCTTTACTAATTCCTTTAACCTCAAGTTCAACAGTAGTTTGATTAGTATATAAATTAGCAGATACATACTCAAGTATTCTTCTAGCTGTATTATCTTTTATATTAAACGCTACAGCAGGATTATAATAATTAATATTGTAATCAAAATTCTTCATATTAATAATTAGTTATTATAACTTTACCATTATCATTAAGTTCTCCTTTTCGATTACCATATAACATATTATAATCTACAGCAAATAAATCAACATCACCATTAAACAATAAATTATGATTTACAATATAAGTATTAGGTTTATTTGTTCTAACTAAAACATTTAATTCTTTTCTATAACAAATACTATGTATTATAGTTTTAGCATGTTCAATAGTACAGTTTAGTTTATAGCCTATACTTTCATAATCTACAACATAAATATTAGAATTATATGGAAGAGTTGTTCCGATATAAAGCATAGTACGAATTTCATCAACATGTAAATTACCATTATTAATAATAGCTTCACTTAATTTTTGATTAATTCTAAAAGTACTAGGAACATTATGAGGAACATATAATTTACAAGTTTCTATAAAATCAAATAAATCATAATCTTCATTATCTTTAGGAAGAATAACATCATATATTGTTGGAACAATATAAGCACTTTTAATTCTAGCAGCTCGTTGTGCTACAAATTGAATGCGATAAGCAGAATAATCGTCTAGTTTCATAATCTTATTTATTTTAATTGTTAAAATGATTTTGCAAATATATTAATAATTTGTTAATAAATGACATTATATTTACTATATTATATATTAATAATGTATATTTGCAGTCGCAGACCTACATAGCAGAATAATAGTTGTTCAAATAGTTACAACTACTGTAACTCGACCTGCTAATGAACTTGTATTAGATTGAGTGTTACTCATGGTTTACAAGAGTTAGCAATAAGTCTGTGAGGGCTTCTTGGTTCTCCTTTCATTTAAAGCTAAAAAGCAAGGTGGAAAGACTCTTACAAGAAGTTGAGAATTATGTAATCAAAACAAAGTTTTTGACCAGAGTATACTCTTATACTCAAGAGATACTATATTCACTAAAGAAATAAATAATAAAGTAGCTGTTGGATAAATTAATCTAACAGCTATTATTGTATATAATAATATCAGTAATAATAATTGTAGTGTTGTTGAAGAAGATAATAATGATGAATATAATAATTAGGCGATGATAGTAAAGATAATTATAATATAAATAATGATGGTATTGATAATTATAATATAAATAATTGTAAGGGAGGACATAAAATAGATAGTATAGATAATAATAATGATGAAATTGGTAATAATGAAACTGATAATAGAGATAATGAAGAAATTAATGATGATAAAGTTGAAAATGATGATAAAGAAATTAATAAAGATGAAGAAAATAATAAA